GTTGACGGCTGTTAAAAAGAGCAGGGATATGTTCCAGTCTGAGAATGCTCAACTCAAAAAGCAGGTAGCCATGCTTCAGAAGAAACTGAAGGCGCTGGAAAATGCTTGAGCTGCGGGACTATCAAAACGATACCTTGGAAGCGTTGCGCAAAGGGTTTGCCGCTGGGACACAGGCGCAAATCCTTTATGCACCTACTGGGGCGGGTAAAACTGAGATGGCTATTGCCTTGTTAGAAGCCACGCGAAAGAAAGGCAACAGGGCGGCAATGCTACTGGATCGGATCATCCTCTGCGATCAGACCAGCCAACGACTGGAAAAGTATTCCATCGACCACGGCGTAATGCAAGCTGGGCATTGGAGATACAGACCCCACGAAAGAATCCAAGTTTGCTCTGCACAGACGCTGGAAAAGAAGGGAGAATTCCCCGGCCTGAACCTCTTGATTGTGGACGAGGCGCACCAAACTCGACAGCAAACAATGGAGTTCATCAAGAACAATCCTGATATTAAAGTCATCGGGCTGACAGCTACCCCATTCACCAAGGGTTTGGGTAAAACATACAAGGGCGTGGTATCTACAGTCACGACCAAGCAGCTTGTAGATCAGAATGTTCTTGTCCCTCTCAAGGTGTTTATCTCCAAAGAGATTGACATGACAGGGGCAAAGCTGGTTGCAGGGGAGTGGAGTCAGACCGAAGCCACGACTAGGGGCATGAAGATCACAGGCGACATTGTTTCTGAGTGGGTAAAAAAAACTCATGAGATATTTGGCAAGCCAGCAAAGACGATTGTGTTCTGTTCGGGTGTTAACCACGGCGCAGACTTGGCTAAGAAGTTCTCAGAGCAGGGATATAACTTCATTTCTATCAGTTATCGGGATGATGAACCCTTTAAGCGGGATGTGATTGAAGACTTTGCCAAGCCTGACACAGAAATTCATGGGCTGATCGCCACCGACATTCTGACCAAAGGTTTTGATGTGCCTGATGTAATGATTGGCATATCGGCTAGACCATTCAGCAAGTCTTTGTCCTCTCATATCCAGCAGATGGGGCGCATCATGCGCGGCTGCGAGGGGAAAAAGTTTGCAGTTTGGCTGGATCACAGCGGTAACTATCTCAGATTCCGCAAGGATTGGGATGAGGTTTACGAATACGGCGTAGACAAGCTGGATGATGGCAAGGAAAAAGCCAAGACAGAACCAACCGAAAGAGAGAAAGAGTTGGCAAAGTGTCCGGCTTGTGGGTCTTTATGGCCTTCTAATTCGGATGCCTGTTCTAACTGCGGTCATGTCAGGGAGAGAAAGAACAAGGTCATTGAGATAGCTGGCGAGCTAGAAGAGTTAAAGGGGACGATGACCAAGGCTGACAAGCAAACTTGGTGGTCGATGCTGCAATGGTATGTTCAAACTCAGGGCTGGTCGCATGGTCGGGCGGCACATACATACAAAGATAAGTTTGGGGTATGGCCTCGTGGCTTATACGACAAACCAATAATGCCAAATGAGGAGATAACCAAGTTCATAGACAAGGGTATCAGGGCATACATTCGGCAGATGAAAAAGGGAAGATGATCGATTTGCTTGATTTTTGTCGTGCGCATGGAATCATCATTGATGCGCCGCCACCCATCGGATACTGGAAACGTTACCAGACAGTTGACCACCCAAAGAAAAGGAATGGGGCGGTAAAGTGGATGGGAGATCATGCCTTCGTGCAGAACCATGCCACCGATACAGAGGTTTCTATATGGAAGCCTGACTCAATCAATGAAAGCAAGCGCAGGGACTATGCTCGGCTGGCGCAACAGGCAGAGCAGGAAAAGGTTCGGATGCAAGTGAGTGCTGCGGAGAGGGCAAAAACTCTCCTGCAAGGGTCAGTCTTGGGTAGACACGCATACTTCAAAGCCAAAGGATTTCCGGATGAACAAGGTTGGATTAACGATGGCAAGCTGGTCATTCCCATGCGTGTGGATGCAGAGCTGGTCGGATGCCAAGTAATAGATGCGGATGGCGGCAAGAAGTTTCTGTATGGTCAGAGGACTTCGGGCGCATCGTTTGATTTCGACAATAAGGGTAAACACTATCTATGCGAGGGCTATGCCACGGCTTTGTCATTGCGTCATGCCTTGCGTAGCTTGAAGCGGAACTATGTGATTCATGTTTGCTTTTCGGCTGGTAATTTGCTCAAGCTGGCAGAAAAATTCGGAGGGTTCGTGATTGCCGATAACGATGAGAGTGGAACAGGGGAGAGGGTAGCTAAACAAACTGGGCTACCTTACTGGATGAGTAACCAAGTGGGCGAGGATGCCAATGATGCTCATCAACGCCTTGGTCTGTTCAAGTTTACGCAAAGCCTGACCCAATCATTGCCGATACGATGACATGGTGCAGGGCTCGACATAAAGGGCATCGGAAACAGTCTCAAGGATTAACAGTCCTTCGAGGATTTCCATGCCCAAGTGGAAAGAATGTTCACCCTGTCCTACATATTCAGTCCGAACAGTAACTACTCCATGTTCGTCTTCCATTAGGAACAGGGCAAACAAAGTCTTCGCTGGTTTCTGCTTCATCGGCACAGTCTACAGACCTTCGGCTATTTGTGATGCGGCTGATTTCGCAGCATCCACCTGATCGCGGGTCATGCCAAAGGCAATAACCCTTGCCAGTTGAACAGCTAGATCAGACTTCTCCTCAGTCTCGGCGGTGATGCCAAGGATTAGGGCTTGGGTTAGTGCTTGTGTTCGTGTGATCGTTTCGTTCATGCCTCCACCTCTTCTACATCAAGTATGCGCCAATCCCCACTATCCCTGCTGATAAATTCTCCGCCATCCATCTGCTTTGCAATGTCGTAAGCTTGGTCTTCACTCTCTGCCTCAATCTCTGCCTCGCAGTAAGTGTCGTAGGCGGCGTAAATCCTATATCTTTTCATACTGTCTCCCTGTTCAGTTCATCGCATCGGCATCCAAAGTTATCGAATGCAGGGCAGTCAGGATGATGCTTGTCTTCCAGTTCGTCTACTTGGTTAATGAATTCCTCGGCATGGACTACATCGTAGTTTTCGCTGCCTGTAAATTGTTCTTCTGCAATATCCTCGGCTTCGGCTTTGCTGTTGGCTTCAACTTCCAACCGATAAACCTGATGCTCAATGCGTACATAGTGGACTAAATACTTCATGGTGTTCTCCTTAAAACAAACAAACTTGGCAGCTAGAAAAATTAGCACGATAAGTAATCGTGGTATCTGTCTCGCGGATTTTTCTGCCAGCGGATTTAGTCATGTTTATGTTCTGCTCATGCAAAACGCGAAACTTTGAATCGGTATAGTCAAAATCCAATACCTTGCGGGTTCCCTTTTCGATGGTAACGATTCCATTCCCACAACCTTTGTATTTGGCTTTAAGCAGTTCGGGCGGGATGGAGTAAACATCTTTGTTGGTTTCCCTGTTCTTGTTAATTTGCTCAATGGCGCGGTCTACATACTGTTGCAAGACTTCATCAGGCTGGTCTGCTGATAGTCCATCATCATGCAGAAACATGGCAACAAGGCGCGGGAATTGGTAGGTTTCCTGTCCCTCCAACACAAAGCCATTCATCATTGGCATTAGTTGGTTTACTTTGCCCATCAGCACAATAGACATTACATCAATGGCATCAAATTTCTTTTTCATATCTTCAAACATTTGCGTTTCCCCTGTAAATTGTTAATGCTTTGTCAAAAGGTAAAAGGTTCAGAATCGTTTTTGCTTTGAGTATTTCCGCCAAGCGGGTTTGGTTTAGATTGACTTTCAACTCAATGGGCGGCATGGCTTTTGTCTCGTAAATCTTTCCGTCTTCCCTTTGGTAGAGAATCCGTTTAGCCAATGCCTTCTTCAAATCCTTGGCATACATCCATTCATTCAGCAGTTCACCAAAAATAGTTTCGTGCGTCTGCTCTAAAACAAATGGTTCTCCTGTCTTCGGATCAATCCATTCACACACTACTGGCGGCAAAGTCTTGGCGTATGCGTCAATCTCTTGGGCTAACTGCCAAGGGGTTACATTGTCACAACCACCTTGCCCATCATTGCTAACCAGTCCCTCGCGTTTGCCATTGATGTAGATGGTTGCCTCGTAGCAGTTTGTTTCTTGCGATGCAAACTCTGCGTGTTTGATGTTTTTCAATTCAATTTTCATACTGTCATCCCATTCTCGGCATCTGTGCCGTAGGTGCAGAGTTCACAATCCCTGCGATATGTATATTCCTCGCACAGGACAGCATCGGTTTGGTTTTCGTATCCAACAAAACCCATTTGCAGGATATTTATAAAATACCCTTCAAAATTTTGCAAATCGTCATCAATCAGGATGCCGATAATCTGCTCGCGTGTTAACTGGTCTGCTGGCAAAGAAAAAATTGTGTCAAATGATTCGATTTTCATAGTTTGCTTTCGGGGTAAAGTTCGTGGGCAGCGGTTCGGATGATGTCATCTGTAATGCCATTCTTGTAGTCGTGCCAAGCCTTGATGTAAACCAGCACATTCATTGCTTGGTTGTCTGTCAAGTCTTGGCGAACATCTTGAATGTCAAATATTCCCCATTCAAGGGTAATCAGTTCAGTCATTATTCATACTCCATAGTTTCGTCAATGCCCATCTCGTCCACTATGTCCTGCGGGATTCCACCACGCGAGACTTCATAGCAGTCGTCCTGTCCGTCAATCCAACGACCACAAAAATCGCAGCCTGATTCGTAGTAGTAGGCACAGATTTCATATCCCATTGCCTTCAACTTTTCGTATGCAGCACAAGGGGGCGACCATGCGCTATCAAAGTTCACAGAAAAGCTATTGCCTGAAACTATGGCATCTTCACCATAAGAGGGATGGCAGCCTACATCCCATTTAGTTCCCCATTCAGCTACGCAGTATTCCCACCAAGTCGGATACCCATACTTCTCAATATTGGCGGCGATTTTCTTCTCGCTTTCCTTTTGTGCGTCTTCGTCATTTGTCCAGCCCTTGGCTGTGTCCATCAGTTCGGATGGACAAGGGATTAGGGTCTGTAAAAATGCGCCACTATTCCATGCGTCTGCGGCTTTTTGCACCATTGCAGGGTCGGGATGGCTAATCGTCATTGTGTTGTTGCACCAGTTTGGCATAGGGTTCTCCTTAGTTGTAGTGTGAAAGGGCTTGAGTTCGGATGCTGTCCAACATCCCGAGGGCGGCATTGTGTTGGCGTTCTACTGCGGGTTTAGTGCATCGGTCGGATGATGACAAAAGGGTTTGATTGAAGTCTTTAAACGGCTCGTAGGTAAAAGAATTTCCGTTTTGTTTGCCTACTGTTGCGGTTGTGGTAATGTTTCCACCATATCGTTTCATGGTGGTTAGGCAGATATGCAAGCTATCGGATAGCGGTGCGATTGTCTCCGCCATCCAAGTGCCTCGCATTGATTTTGCAATGGTTGTTTTCATGTTCGGATGTTCCTCTGTTTAGGCAAAATTGCCTCTCAAACCCTGCTGGCAGGGCTTGAAAAGTTTTTTACAGGTCAAAGGAATAATCTTCTAGACTGGTAACTAATCCATCGAAATCTTCGGATGATCCGAGTATGTCGGCGAGTGCGTAGACAATATCCCTTGGGTATTCTTCGCACAATTCATCTAAATATTCCTTGCGGTTTGCGTATCCGTTTAGTTGGTATTCGTTCATGGTTTGCCTTTCGTTGGTTGTTCGGATGCTGTCAGTTAGGTTATTGGTTAACCTGTCAGGCAGTATCGGGATTATGATTCTGCCTGTCTAATGAATTTTTTCTATTGGTTCGCGGTGGTTGATAGTCGGGCTTCCTGTCTGCCTTGCTCTATCAGTCTTCGGGCTTCGGTGCGGTGCGGTATCGTTTCCGATTCGATCATGGTTCGGAGGGTCGTTGCTGGAATCTTCCCCTTTTCGTAGGAAAACCCTGCTCGGATGTAGTCGGATTCTGTGTGGTTCATTCTCTGCCTTTGATGTGGTTGATTAGTTTTCGGGCTCGGGCGTGGGTCGGTTCGTTGTGATGCGCGATGTGAAGGTGCAACAAATCCCCTAGCATCAGCAACAAATCAGGGGCGGCGGCAATTAGTCGGGCGTGGTCGGGGTTTCGTGTGTCCATGTAGACGATTTCCCCTATGGCATCCCCTTGTTGGGTGTTGACCAAATAAACCCTGCGGCTTTCGCCATCGTTAATTTTCCATGTGGTTTTCATTGTGTGCCTTTCAAAATAGTTCGCGGGTTGTGTCTTTGCGTGGTGCGGCTGGCGTATGTTGCAGGGTGAATGCGGCGGCTTCTTCTTCTTTGAAGTGGTCGGCATCGGCGCGGGGTGCAAAATCCCCTAGAGTGCCATCCCAGTAATGCGTTGGGTGCGGTTCTACTCTGAAGGTTTTGGCTACTGCTAGGGCTTCGGCGGCGGTTTTCTTGTGTTCGCAGAGTGGCATCCCTTGGAAAATTAAGCTGTGTCCGTGGGGCGAGTGCGACAGATAACATTCGGGCGTGTCTGTGGGTTTCATTGGGTTTTTCTCCATTCGTTGCAGGGTCGGCGGCTTAGATAATAGGTTGCTGTCGGGTCGCTGATTCGATACTCTATGAGCATGGCTCGCGCTTCTTTTATGGTGCTGAATTCGTCAACTGTCTCCAGCTGGCGATCGGCGCGGCGTTGGATATATATCATGCTTGCACCTCTACTGTGGAATAAGTAAAGCAGAAACAATATCCCTTATTGTCGGCGGAACATCCGTAATTCATCTTTTTTGATTCAACTTCATAGGGGAATTTTTGGGCAATAAATTCTCTCGCGGCTTTAAAGTGTCGGTGAATATCGTCTAGGTCATAGTCGATTGATACCAATATTCCGCGCGGGTGTTGGTAGTTGTAGGCTTTTATCTTCGCGGCGCGGGTATTGGTCGCGGGGATATATTTTGTGTGTATGGCTTGCATGGTTTATTTTCCTTTGATAATGTTGGCGGCTTTGAATGCTGCTCTCCAATATTTGGCGGCGCGGCTTTCGTTGTTGTGGGAATAGTGCAGGGAATAAATAGTTTCTTCCCCTGTGCTGTAGTCGGGCTCGGATTCACCTGTAAGCCATTCGTGCGGGTTTCCTGTAGCTGGCGAACAGCTAGATTGTGTTAATCCCTCGCGCTGAATCAGGCGCAGTAATTCGCGGAAAGTGTAGGGTTCATCTTCGAAAATAAAACCCTGTTCCTCTGCTTCCCCTGCTTCTATGCTTTCGGGCGTGAATGTTTGGTAGGTTTTAGATATGAGAATCATTGCTTACCCTTTGACGGCAAAGTGAAACAATACTGGGGAGATAAAAACGGCGAACATCAAAAAAGCGATGCTGGCGCGGTGGACCATCTCGGCGCGGTGGGCTCGTTTTTCGTGCGCGGCTCTAAGGTCGGCGCTGTAGATATTCCAATGAATGGCGGCGTTAAGAATGGCTGAGTTATAGGGATAACCTTTTTTAAGGTCATTGTCGATTTGCTCAAGGGCGGCGCGGTGAATGTAGGTCATGGTTGTTTCTTTCAGAGTTGGATTAGGTCGGCGGTTTTTTGGTTGACTTCAAAGCCTAAAGCCTTGATGGTCTTGAGGGCTTGAGGTGTGAGGGTTTTAGTCCCGAGCAGTTGGGCGAACAGGTTCGCGGTTGGACAAGCAGGGTAAGCGGTAATATTTCCATAGACTGACTTTACTGTGACTGTGACTGATTGCATGATGTTCCTCGGTTGTGTGCGAAATAGCACTAGCAAACCCTTTCGGGCTTGCTGGTGTTATCTCAAAGCCTCATCGCTTTAACTTCTTCCATTGCCAGCATAAAATTGAAAGCTTCTTCTATTGCGTTGACTGTGTGGTCATTCGCTTTTAGTCCCGCATCGGTGAGAATGTTGTAGTCAACATATAACCACTTCTCGCTTGTTGAGTTCCATTCCTGCGCTTGCTGGAGTGTTAAGCCTTTGATTGTTTGCTCTAGTTTTGTCATGGTTTCCCTTTGGTTGGTTGATTGAATATAACAGGTAGTTAGCCTGGCTTCCTGACTGCTATAACGGGTAATCTTATTGATCGGTTTACTGGTTGTCTAATGAATTGTTTTAATGGGAAGTTAAGGGTCGATTGATTTTCTCTATTTGTTCCCATATACTCGCGCCCATGTTCAAAGCGAAGCGGATCAGCCATGCGTAAACTCTCTAGGAAGGCAATCAATGAGGGACTAGACACAATCCCCATTAGTGAAATACTTGGTGTTTCGGGGAAAGATAAGGGACTGACACACAAGCAACAGACATTCGCCAAAGAGTTAGCTAAGGGAACTACCAAGGCTGAGGCATATCGGAGAAGCTACAACCGAAACCCTGCACCATCCACAATAGTGAACACGCCATACAAGCTCGCTAGTGATCCACGAATACAGCACGAGGTCGAGGCTTACAAGGTAGCTATTGAGAGTGCTAAACATAGAACACCTGAAGCTTTAAGGCAATTAGTCATAAAAACCCTTGTAGATGTTGCAATTTCCCCTGATGCAAAGGACGCTGTTAAGGTGCAAGCGGTTAAGGTTTTGGGGACTGTCGTAGAGGTCGGCGCGTTCTTAGAACGGCGTGAAGT